TCATTTTTGCACAAGCAGATAACTTACTTCTATGTGTTGTGTTAAACCCTTTACGAAATCTTTTTGCATTTCCGTGTGCTCGCGGTTCGCTTAAAAATACTCCGGGTATATTTTCTTCACCAATTTCGGCAATACTAACAAGTGCAGCCTCTCCAAGTGTATTATTTTCAACACTATAATAGACATCGTTTGGCTCGCCAATACATTCAGCCAAGTATCCACATATTTCTCTCATAATTGCTACTTGTTGTACTATTGGTGTTTTATTGTGCATCCATTCGGCTACTTGTACTAAGTTAGGCAATTCTAGTATCTGTATTGCACTATTGTCTCCTCCAGTTCCTAAACTAGGATCAAGTGCTACCATATAAGTTTGTCCTTTTACTGGCTTCTTATACCAACGTACTTGCCCTTGCTTTTCAATTGGATCTGTACCATCAAGTTCTGCTAGTCTAACTGGATTAATTAATGTTTCTTCATAAATGATAGGTTCGCATTCCATCTCACGTCTAAAACGTTCTTCACCAATTCTACCACGTTCTTCTAATGCCCATTGCTCATTTCTGTCTGGGTGCTCTTGCCATAAGCATTTGTAAGGAGCAAATCCGTTTGTTCCTGCATCACTTTCGTTACCATACTCGTCAACGTTATCGTTTGCTTGTGTCCATAATAACCAAAACTGATCTTCATCACTGTTAGGTGTACTTGTAATAATTGCAGATCCACCTGTTGCTAGTGTAGGAGATATTGATGTCCAAAATTCTGTAGCAATAGTATTACGAACAAATGCAAACTCATCACAGTACAGCAATGTAATACTCATACCACGTCCGGTGTTTTCTGTTGTTGCTTGTGCTACAATTCTACTTCCGTTTTCAAATTCAATTGAACCTTTGTTGTAGTTAGTAACACCTGCTCTAATATGATCAGGACATAGTTCATATGCATAACGTATACGTTGCATAATCTCTTGAGCACCACTAAACTTATGTGCCGCAATTAAAATTGTGCTATCAGCAATAAACATTGCATGCCACAACAAGTAACCTGCGGCAGTAGTTGTTTTACCCATTTGCCTACTTAGTAAATTAATACTGAAACGATTTTTGTGATAACTATTAACGAGAGTCTCTTGAAAAGGAAAAGGCTTGTACAACATTTTTCCTTGGACAGGATGTTGTATGTGAAAATAATTTGACATAAAATAGTTAGGACCATTATCAGTGTTTGCACACTTTATAAATTCTTCTAATTGTCCTTCAGAAAACTTTTGGGTTTTGTGGGCTCTTTTTACTAAAACCCCATCTAAACTCTTGCTCATTTGCTTCTCTCATTGTATAATGTATACATATTATAACTTATTTATCGGTAAAAATTGTGAGTGATTGTTTAGTACTAAATGGTAATTATCAACCGTTAAGTTTACTACCATTAAGTGTAGTAGGCTGGCAACAGGCTGTTAAATTATATTTCTTAGATCGTGTTAGAATTATTGAAACATATGATGACTGGGAAGTACACAGTCCTAATATGGATTTTAAAGTACCTGCTCTTGTAGCATTACGAAAATACTACCCTGTAAAAAAACAAATAAGATTTACTCGTTATAATTTGTTTTTACGTGATATGTATCAGTGTCAATATTGTGCTGATACTTTTCCTACTACTGAATTAACTGTTGACCATGTACTTCCACTAAGCAAAGGTGGAAAAACAAATTGGCAAAATTGTGTTAGTGCTTGTAAAAAATGTAATACAAAAAAAGGCAATACTGTTGGGCAAATGATTCCTATTAGGAAAACGTTTACGCCAGATTATTTTAACTTATCTAGTATTAGACGCACTCGTCCATTTACTGTACGACACAGTAGTTGGTTAGAATATATTGGAAATGTAGATGACTTTAAGTTTAGTAAGGATTCTCACCAGTAAGATGTGTTTGTGCAAACCATAATTTAAACCATTCTGGTGTTCCTGGTTTAATATTTTTCTTCTTCATATGTTTAGATTTTTTATCTCCCACATAAGAGAGATTCTCACTATAAGGGGTCAAACCTTTATACGATTCAACCCCTGCTAGTTTTTTTAAATTTTTTAACTCTTCTTCAAAAGTCATTTTACTTCGACATAAGTGCCTGTAGTTGGTCTGCCAATTTTGCTGCCAGTGGGTTATCCCCCGGACCCTCTTTTCTAGTGTGGGCTTTTGGCCCGTTTAGTCCTCCGGACAATTTGTTTAATTGCATATCCGCATCCATATAATCTTCGTCTGGTGAATTAGAATACTCATCCAGTGCTTTCGCTGCCTGTGTATCTGCCTGTAAGCCCGCTAAGGACATAAGTGATGCTAAGTCATCGACTGCAACTTCTACTGTTTCTTGTACGTCTGCTTCTTCAACAGTTTCTGCTTCTTCTACTGCAACTTCTTCTACTGCTGGTTTATCATTTTCAGCAACTGGCTCTTCAGATGCTTCATCAACAACTTCTTCTGTTGCTACTTCAGTTGCTACTTCAGTTGTTTCATCCATTCCGTTTGGCATATCGTGATTTCTACGATAATCTGAAACAAAGTCTGCAATTTGATCAACATCTAAGTAACGTACTAGCTCTTGAAATATAGGATGATCTGGATCACAACCTACGTCATCACATAAGTCCATAATTGGATCAGCGGCAGTACCTACTGCTTCTGTTTCAACAGATTCATTTGAATCCCTTGATTCTTTAGAATCGTCCCAAAATTTACCGGCTTCTTCGTCACTGCCAAATGTTTTTGAATGCATGTCAATAAAATCTTTTCTTGAGTTATCTTGTGCTTCAATATCTAAATCAGACATTCTACTTTCAGATACATCTTTTTCCATGCCTGAATATTTTAATAAGGTTTCTAAATCCATGTTATTTTCCTGCTTTTTCTTTTTTGGCTATTTCTACTTCCGGAGTACCACGCTCTAATTCTTTAAGCATGTTCTCGTTATATTTGTCACCAAATGTTGGGTCATCTTTACTATCTTCATAGTCGCTATCAAGTAAAGGCTCATATTCTTTTTCTTTGGCGTTTGCCGCTTCTTCACGTGCAATTTCTTCCGGGTGCTCAGCGTTAATAACAACTAAGTGCGACCCTGAAAGTCCAGCATATTCGGCTAACTCATTTCTTAATATTGCAGAAGTACAAGGATAATTTACAGTAACATCAATCATGCTAACTTCTGAATTCTTTAATGTTTGGAAATCCATTGGATGTTCCTGGATAGGAGTTGTTTTTGGCTTACTCATGTCAGTTACACTGTACTTTCCGAGTACCATCTCAATTCTATCAATGTGCTGATCTTCAAGAGTGCCGGCATATTTTATACGGAATTTGTATTCTTTTTTACTTTCCGTTAAGTATTGTTGAAATGTTTTCATTTTATCCAGACCTCTATGTAATATATAAGTTATTTATCGTTTTTCATTAGTTTTTCTAATAAAGCATTTCTATCTAAAACCACTGCGTCACCGTCGGAATCGTCGGTTCCGTCGTGTTTTGCCTGCACTTGATCAATTCTTGCTTTCTTTAATTGTAAGTCAATCATTTTTAATTTTCTATCAATTTTAGCACCTTTGGCATTTAGTGCAGTATCTAACATACGAGCCGCGGTACTAAAAATATCCCCGGCATATCTTGCTTCTACATTCATACCTAAGTCCATTAAATCTTTAAATGTGTCTTTGGCAGTATCTGCAATCTCATCCATTTCGCCATCACTTGCTTCAAGGTTTTCTACCATTGGTAGTGCGGCATCAATTTTATCTGCTTTACTCATTGCGTTTTGATAATTTTCTGCCTCAGGCACAGGAATAACGTCTTGTTGTTCTGTAACTGTTTCTTCTTGTACTTCATCAGCAGGTGCTAAGTTTAATAAATCTTCTAATTTCTTTGTCATATAATTACTTACCTTGCTTTGCCTTTGTGGAAAATATCTTCTTCTGTTACAACTCTAAACTTGATTCTCTGTTGTTTACACCAACGACTGGCGGCTTCCCATTTAGCCATATTAACAATTACACGAGCTTGTGCCATTTGACTCTTACCCGCACTTTCCATTGTTGTTTCTTTTTTTGGTTTTACTTCAATAAGTTCTGCACTTTGTCTGCCATTTTTGTCTGAATATACAACTAAAAAGTCTGGAAGATATATTGATGCTTTTCCAGTAAGTGGATTTTTGTAAGGTATTTTTACACTTTCGCTTGACCATTGTGTTATGCCTGGATGATTATCACAGAATTGCATAAATGCCCATTCCCAACTACTACGATAAGTTGGTGCTTTTAATCCAA